AAGATAATTAAGTCACTACGGAAACTAGCTAGTCCTACTACTTGGTCTTCAAGTACAATAGAACCTGCGCCTGTACCTGAAAAGTTATCAGGGTCATTCGTATGACTGTAGTAAATTGTATTAGATGCAGAACCTGCACCAGCAACTACAAAGTGCTTATCATGAATAGTACCTACTGCTGGGGCAACTGTACCGTCAACAGTAATTTCACCTGCAAAGAAAGTACGAGAGGTTAAAGCACCAGTACCTTCCATCCTAAAAAAGTAAGGCTTGTTAACGCCATCACATATAAGGATCTCACCATAGTCTGAAAGACCTTCAAAGAATGCAAAGCTGGTTTGGCCTTGGTCAGTACGTGCTAAATCTGTGCGTCCAGTAAATGTAGAATAGTTATCACCACCGCTATGTACACTAGACTTAGATATAGAAATCCATGAAGTGCCGTCCTGACTAAAAAATATACCAGTGCCTGAACAGACTATTACTCCATCAGCATATCCTCTAATACCAAGTACTTTAGTGTCACCGTTAGGCCGTACAGCACTAGCACCACCAAAAGCATTAAAACCATTAACACGCCTGTAGCCACCATTAATATCTACTTCAAAGTTTACAAGCTTAGAAGCAATGCCGGGCTGCTGAAGCATCTCAAGCTGGTTAAGGCTTGTGTATAGACCACCTCTAGCTGATAGACCAAACGGCTGTGACATTAAACAAACCTCATACGATCATCGGTAAGAATACCGGGATTAGGTGTCATCAAGTTACTTTTCATTAGACGCAAGCCACGCTTGTAATCTTCTAATGCAAAGGCTGAAAACTGTGGGCTTTCTTTAAATTGGTAAATATAGTATCTAGCTCTGTTAAGTAGTACAGGCTTATAAGTATTTGGGAATACAGTTTCATCACCATAGCTAGAAAGCTCTGTAGGTAGTACATAAGCATAGAACCACACACGGTAAACTTTGTCAGGTATGTTACTTAGACCAAACTTACGGTTGTCTGGGCTTTTGATTACACTATTAGGCACACCATAGTTTTGAGTATCTGCATCATCTAAGTTTTCAGAGATTCTTCTGTAGTCCTTCCAATCATCTGTAGACATGAATCTTAGGTTACGTGCTATGTAAGGGCTAGTCTCACCATCAACACCAACAGTAGTTAAGTAGAAGTTATTCCAATCAACGTAACCATAGTCAGTAGTCAGTGAAGAGCTAGTAGGCTTCATTGTGTACCAACGCTGTCCTATTACTGTTTCTACATATACATTACCGTACATAGGGTCTGTTTCACCGCTAAGATCAGCAGCAAGAAAAGGCCACTGAGGTTCTTCATTAACAATGTCTAAGTATGATCTATTGATAGAATCTTTAACATGTTGTTGAATACCCACAGCAGAAGGAAAGCTAGAACTAGTAAGTTCAACTTCATTCATTTCACGCAAAAGTTCATTTGCTAATTCTAGATATGTCGCCATTATTTGTGTGCCTTCTGAATCTCAAAGCTTGCTGATTTACTTGCACCCTTATGGGGCTTGAAGCCATCTTTAGGATCTTTCATAAGTTTAAAAGACTTTCCAGCCTTCATCCAATGATAACCTTTAGGCGCTTCTACTTTCATTTTACTTGTTGCTTAACAGTCTTACTACCACACATCTTTTCCATCTCTTGTATAGAAGTATAACCGCCTTTGTTATACATAGAGCGTCCACCACCCATCTTAGGCATACGCTTTTCATAGCCGCCCATCATATAACCTTTCTTCTTATCCTTACCGTACATCATTAGTCTTGCTCCATTGAAAAAGTTTTACTAATTGCTCTAGCACCTTCTAACTCTGTTGAGCATTCAGGGTCAGAGTCTTTATTAAAAATTTTATCAAAGTTATCTTTGTAACGTGCATAGTTACTACCCTTACGAACTCTACTACCCTTACCAGCAATAGTACTTCTCATCATCATAGGCTTTGCATCTGAACCAAGTTGTGGCATTATTATCTCCAGTAAAAAGGAAAGGGGCCACCGAAGCAGCCCCATCCTAAAAGGTCTAGTCGATACCGTAGAAGGCTGAAACCAGAGCTTCTGGTCGCAGTACCTTAGAACCGTAAACGTGAAGACCACGTACAATGTCACCAAAGCTATCTGGGTCACGGATGACTTCAGTGCTTGTGATTGTCTGAGCAGTAGCTGTAGAAGACAAGTGACCAGCAAGACATTGACCAGCAGCATTAGATACCGCAGGGATGTTGTTGGACTTGTACATGTTAAAGCCACGTAGCTTACCAGAGCTTACCAATCCATTGCGGATTGAACCCTGACCAGCATTGTAGTCTACAGACAATAGCTTAGAGCTAGAGCTTGAGAGTACTTCGTAAAACTCAGGACTAGCAACAAACCAGCGACCTTCTTCTGGAACATTCTGTTCGTCTAGCAAACGTGCCATACGTGCCATAATATCTAGAGGGTCATGCTCATTAGCACCAAAACCAAGGTCTAGGTTACCAGTACCGTCAAAGGTACCTTCAGCAAGGTCAGTAGCATTATCTGTACCAAGAATATGGTCAGGAGCAGATGCTGAAACACCACTGAACATAGTTGCCAATACACCTTCGTCAAAAGCATCACGCAATGCGTAAGCTGCTGAAGAGGTTGCAACGTCACGGAAGTTAACGTGAGACATATTGGTTTCAATATCATCTACGATAAACTTAAATGCGTTAGCTGTATCTACAACCATTGTTACTTCTTGGTCGGTTAGCTTAGTAGCTGTTACATCTTGACCACGCTCATACTGATAAACAGTAATCGTAGGCTCTTTGATGATCCGTACACTGTCACCGAATGCAGCAATTTCGCCAGCATAGTCAGTGTTAGTGATTGCTTCAATTACAGAAGACTTACGGAAGAAGTTTAATACCTGCTTGGAATAAACTTTAGGTAGGAAGAACGAATTGTTCTGTCCTGCAACAGAGTTACCAAAGTTAGCATTGGTATCTGTTGTCGGTTCAAAAAACTGATCTGATTGATTATAAGCCATGTTAATATTCTCCTAAGAACACAAATTTAATTATGGAACTACGCGCCCTTCAACCATTGCTTGTTTAATATCTTCTTCAAATCTATCAAACTGGTCTAAGGACATAGATCCTATTTCCCGTTCAGTCCAGATTTTAGGCTGTCCAGCATCGACATTGGTTGTTTTAGTTGAAACCATGTCAGCCGCTGATGCCCTAGACTGCTTTCTGGGCTGTTGTTTTGATTGATTTTTGCCAGTTTCTAATTTATAAAGATCAATAGCTTTTGAAGCTAAAGCAACATTATCAGGATTATTATAAATCCAATCTTGTATTTGCTCAGGTTGTTCTTCTGCCCATGCGTGAAAACTTTCATCTCCTCTGATGTCCTCAAAGTCTGGATGACGTTCTCTCAACGTAAGTTCAGCATCTTGTCGCATTATTTCAGACTCACGCTGACGCATGGACTGTAGCTGTGCTTCTAGATCTGCAACCTGTCGTTGACTCTGCATATGTGCTACAGTTTCAACAGTGTTATACAAATCAGGGTATTCTTCTTTAAAGCTTTCAATATCTTCTACACTTTTAGGTGGTTGATACTGTGGTTCAGCAGCTTTAGCTTGCGCTAAAAGTTCCTGTTCCTTTTGCTTAAATTCAGAAAGTTTCTGATCATAATGTCTTTTTAGATCATCGTATCTTTTCTTATAGTTAGTTCTTTTTCGAGGTTCTTTTTCCTCAGGGGCCTCTTCTTCGGGGGTAGCCTGTGGACGCTCAAAAAATAACCCGTCTGCTGAACCTTGACTTGGCCCATCTGCTGTGTGCCATTCTTTTCTAGCATTATAAGGGTTACTAACTTCTTCTTGTACTTCTGACATCTTCAATCTCCATTACGGGGCTTGTGTCTTTGCAAGGTAGCCATATTAACTCCGTCAAGTTTATGGGGCTTGTCTTACCAAGGTAGCCGTAAAAATTATCGAAGGCTAGGCATCTTATTGGCACCCATCATAAGCTTCTTGATTTCCTCATCTGTTTTAGAGAGGGGTGAATCTTGCTTCTCTGGGTCTTCTTCCATATAGCCGCCAATGGCCTTCATTTGATAACCGCCATCGTAGGCACGTTCAGCATCATCCATCATAAGTTGGAGATTGTCTGCGCCTATTTGGTCGGTTGCTTTCTTGGTAATAACAAACTCTCCATCACTCAACCGAGCGGGAATAGAGTCTGATACACCAGTTCCGGGGCCGTCAACTTCGCCAGCACCCGAAAACTCTGAGGCAACTGTAATTACTTTGTCCATGATGTCTGATAATCGTGGGTCATTTTGTAATGCAGTTGCTAAATATTCTTGTTCATCATCGTCAAGGGATTCATCCATGACGTAGCTAAAATAATCATCTTCCATATCATCGTCTGGAAGTTGTGAAGCCATTGCCTCATCCATTTCTTCTGGAGGTATGTTATCGTATGTATCTACTGGCATACCTTCTTCTGGCATCATAAGAGAGCCTTCTGCTTTGCCTAGACGTTGTTTGTCAGCAGAGTAGCGTTCAGCAGCTTCATCGTTTAAATCACGTTTACTCTTTGAGGAAAGTAAAGACTTCATTTGTTCTTCTACTTTTTTTCTGTCTTCAGCACTTTTAGCTCTAGTAGTAGCTCTACGCAACTCTGCTATTTGATCAAGATCTTTTTTGTCTTGATCCATCTCCGCTAAAAATTCTAATCTTCTAATGTCATCATCAGTTACTTTACTCATAATCTTTCCTATTCAATGCTTCTTCGACTTGCTCTGGAAGTGTATCTAATTTAGCCAGAAAACTCAGCTTCCCCTGACTGCGGAACAACTCCTGTTCCGATGTTGCCACCACCAGTACCTGTAGCTCCAAGTTCTTGAGGTTGTTGAGGTACTCCTTCAGGGCCTCCCATTGGAGCTTGTCCTTGGTTAACGGGGCCAGCTTCTTGGCTAGGGACTTGTCCAGCATTGTTTGCCATTCCTATAATTTGAGCCATCATTGCTGCTTCTTCTGGATCATTCATCAGTTCATCTGGGTCTAGATCCAAGCTGTAAGCAAGTTCACTGATTAGCTTGTTCATTTTAATAAACGGTGCAACGGCAGGGTTAGCTGCTGTCTGAAGGAACATTGTAAGTCTTTGTGACCTTACTTCTTTCTGCATCAGACTGTTCGTACCCGTGGCTTTTACTTCTAAATCACCTACAACACCCAACTTAGACTCTAAGAACTGCATATTCCACTGGAAATAAGCATCACCTAAAGGCTTTAGAAGGAAGTCATCAAGATTCTTAATAACAGTTTTAATGTTCAGAGATGCTGCACCAAGCAACATAGACATGCCAGAAGCAGTACGAGTCATGCTCTGTACGCCTGTTTGACCGTGTGAATAGCTAGGTATACCTGTCTGTTCGTCTGCAAGCTGTCTGAACTTATCAAACATCTGCATGTTTTCATTAGTAGTGTTAGGAAACTTCAAACCATTAATAGCTGTTCCGGGTACACCTGCTTGCCTACGGAATACTTTGCCGGGGTATATTTCCATTGATTGACCGCCTACAAGGGCAGTCTCATCTACATCAAAGATTACGGAGCCTGATAGGGCTAAGTTGTCAATAGCCATACGTGCATGACCATTCATAATCTTTTGAGAGTCATCCATGTTCTCAGCTACACCAATACCAAAAAAGCTGTATGGGTTCTTTTCATAGCAGAAAGCATGGTAAGGAATACGGAAAGGAGTGAATGGATTAACTACACTACGAAGCATTCTACCATTACAAACCCAAGCGTTGATTTGTACTTCATCTAGGTCATCTACTTCTTCAGGGATGTCCATACCTACCTGTCGGCAGTACTCTGCATCCATAACACCCCAGTACTCTAGTACTTCATATTGAGAAGAACCATACTCATCATTACGACTATCATCTTTTAGTTCTTGTTCGTAGTCTTCTTCAACGTAGTTAGGGCCATCATTCAAACATTCTCGGATAGCATCCTTATCAAAGTAAGGGAGCTTACCAAGGCTACGAAGCTGTGTACGATTTAGTCGATGTCTGTGGAACGTGTACTCTGCTTCATCCATACTAGTTGCATTAGGATCAGGAAAAAAATCCCATATACTAACGAACTCCAAGCGAGGGACGCGCACATCAACAGGAGAATAAGTACGTTCACCATCCTCTCCTTCTTCCCATCTATGTAGCGTTTTATTAAAATTGAAAGGCCCCTTAACAATACCTGTGCCAAATAGTGCTGCTTCAAACAAAGAACTTCTTAACTCACTAGCACCATTAGATTCTTCTATCTGATCATGGATTATTTTTTCCATTCGTCTTGCAGCTTTTTGTGCAGGACTTATTTCTAATGCTTGTGGGTCTGGTGAAGGCCCTTCAACAAGCATTCCTTTTTCTTGTGCTTTTTTATCTAGCATAGTTTCTTCAAACTTACCAGTACCATAAGTAGCACCTGCTTTCAGTACTCTTCCATCTCCTGCATAACCTACATCAAATGGATTCTCTGTTTCTTCTACTACTTCTTCACTAGGAGCTTCTTGAGAGGTTTCAATTCCCGGCGATTGAGTATTTAAATGAGCATACTCTGAAATACCTTCAGGTACTTTAGTTTCACTGATACCGATAGGAAACTTATTAGCGCCAAACACAACATCTACAAGCTGTCCAAAAGCTGCAAGTACTTTAGTCTTAGTAACTTTAACAAAGACCCTAGACTTTTCAGACTCTCTAAAGCGTATATTCTTTCCGTAAAGACCACGATAGTTATGATAGGCTGTAAGCCATCTAGTCTCATCTAAGTCTCTAGCAGTCTTAGCAGAAACATAACGATCATTAATAAGCCCTGCAAGGTTGTTCTGAAGCTGCTCATCTAGAGTAAGCTCTATACCTTGCTCTCCCTCTACTTCATTAAAGTAAAGTTCATTAGCTGTTAAATTATTTTCTGCCATTAGTATCCAAACTCCGAATCAACGGGTGTGTAAGCCTGTTCCATACGCATGTTTCTAAACTGACTAAAGATGTCATTGACTTTAGGTCTTGACATAATTAAGTATCTTAAAGCATCGTATGCGTGGTCAGGCGCATGTGTATCTACATCTTCAGGGTTAGATTTATCCAGAGGAATACTTTGGAGTTCTCTGATCAAGTTTGGGCAACTATTAAATATCTGTATCTTAGGTCTGCCACTTGGTTGAACTCTCAAGTATTCGTGGATTTGAATCTTACCTTGTATTCTGTTTTTGTCTGCTCTACGCAGCTTATGCCCCGCACGTTGAAGAGTTTCTCCAACTGTAGGGCCTGTTGTACCTGTTCTGTTCCATGCTGCTGTATCTAATACACCCTGCACTGAATAAGGGTCTTCTAGTTCCATGTTAGTGATCATTTGAGCTAACATCTCACCTGTTAAACCTTTACGGTATAACTCTCTGTATATAATTAATGTACCATCAGAGGGATCAACACAACCCCAAATACAAGAACTTTCAGAAGCATAACCATAGTCAATCCCTTTTAATCTTTCCCAACCTATAGGTATTTCAAAAGGAGTAACAACATGTACCATTACATCAAACTCTGTAAAGGCTGCACCTTCTGTAATATCCCAGTTACCTTCTAATAACTGCCTACGTTGTACTTCTGGCAGAGCTTTAAGCATTTGCTCGTATCTACCATCTGTAGCTAGGTAAGGATTATCTTCTAACCTTGCGGGTATGAATCTTCGTGTCAAACCATCTTTGCCTGTAAAGCTTTCATTAGGCTCTGATGGGTTCACATAACGCTTCTTTACCCATGTTGCACCAGCACCACCGGGGTTAGCTGTACAACGCATATAAGGCGTAATCTCAGAGTCTGTAGTACGTAGTCGTGATGCTAGGT